TGTTGCCCCCCGCCGCCAGGCTGGATGCCTGAAACGGAGCTAAACCACTTTTGGCCTAGCTCCTGGCCACCAAACAGCTTGCCTAGCCCGTGAGCAGCGACGGCGACGATCTGTTGTGCCGATGCGCTGTTCTCCTGTGCCAGCCCCGCCCTACGTAGGCCCTCGTATCCGGCAAGCCCCAGGCCCGCCCCGCCGACAACAGCAGCTCCGACGCCCAGCGCCGAAAGCCCCCCGGCGGCCCCAGCCGCCCCGGCTGCGCCAGCCCCTGCGCCAGCACCCGCAGCCCCTGCGCCAGCACCCCCGGCAGCCGCCGCTCCGCCGCCGATGCCGAGGGCTTTGCCCAACCCCTTGACGGCCATCCCGCCGACTTGGCCCACACCACCGCCCGTCACCTTATTCAGTACCATCCCGCCGACAAGCGCCTCTTGCGCCCAGGGTGGCATAGCCAAGAATGCATCGACTAGCTTAAGCACCGTCGCTACAACCTTACTTATCGTTTCTGCAATCGCTGTCAGGCGTTCGGGCGTCAGCATACCCAGAAGTGTGGATGCGGCCTCGCTTACCCGCTCGAACACGCCCGCCAGATCAAGCGTCGTTTCTCCAGAGAACAGCTTGCCCAATGCCTCAGCGACGGGCTGGATTGCCTCGGGCAGGTGCGTCAACCAGTCGTTGAGCGGATCGCCTTCTGTGACGGCGACTAGGATATACTTGGCAAAGTCTCCAAATGCAGATCCTATCTTCTCAACGAAGGCGATGACCTTTGGCCCGTGCTCGGACCATAGAGCAGCTGTAGTTTCTACGACCGTTTTCAGTCCGGGTATGAATGCCGTTCCCATCTCAATTGCTGCCGTCTCCATTGTCCCTGTCAATGCCTCCCACTGCCCGGCGAGTGTATCTGCCATTTTCCCGGCTTGTTCCTGGATGCCTGCGGCACCCTGGGTCGCCTTCTTCATGTCATTCCAGCCAGTCACGCCTTCGGCGAGCAGCGTCTGCATGGCCTTCATTCCATAGGTACCCGCGATTTGCTGGACGTACAGATCACGCTCTTCATCAGTCAGACCTGACAGCGCCTTTTCAAAAGAGCCGATGATAACAGGCAGGGATTTCATCGTCCCCGCACTATCATATAGCTCGATGCCAAGCTCCTCAAGCGCTGCTGCGGTCTTTGCGGTTGGGCTTTTCATATTCGTCAGCATCGACTTGAGTGCTGTACCTGCTTCTGCCCCAGCAATGCCACGCGTAGATAGAATAGCCAATGCGTTATTCGTATCCTCCAGAGAAAAGCCAAATGCTGCTGCTGTGGGACCGATATTCGCTAGTCCAGCTGCGAGGTCGCTTACCTCTGCCACAGACGCATCAGCGGCCTGGACAAAGTTGTTCATCGCCTTAGTGATAAAGTCTGCCCGCTCAGCCTCCGTTTTCAGTTCACCACCGAACGTTGCCAGCGTGATGGCTGCGAGGTCAGACGCCTGCACCATGTCCAGCTCGGTAGCCGCTGCCAGGTCGATGGATGCACGCAGCGCGCCACCTAGCTCGGCCCCTTCTTTCATGTAGGCATTCACGTCGCCAAATATCTCGGTTGCCGTCAGGCCAGCTTTGAATAGCCCAGTCATCGACTCGGCAGCGCCAGACGCCGACACGCCCAATAGGCGCGTATCACCGCCAACAGCCAGCGCGGCTTCCTGCAAGGTATCGAGGCCCAGGCCGGTGCTCTTGGCAGCGATGGACAGACGCGCCATACTGCTCTCAAAGTCCACTGCTACCTTGACTGAATCTACCCCTATTTTCACGATAGCAGCCGACGCCGCCGCCGCGCCGACAGCAACCGCCGTCCCGAGCTTCTTGCCCATGCTCCCAAGGGAATTACCAACACCCTTTAGAACACCGGACGCCTTGTCTTTTGCCAATACCTCAAGAATGATCTGCCTAACAGTTGGCATGTGTCAATTCCAAATCTGCGATTTCCAAGATCGTCTGCTTGTCCGCGCCGCTCAATACATCCCACCCGCCCTCGTTATAGGCCATACAGACCCGATAGGCACCGACCAGCGCCTCATACCGCGCCAGCGTGGTCATATCCTGCCGCTCCAGGCTGCCCTCTGCCGGCAGGACGCGGTATTTCTCGCACAGGAATGCCTCAGTCAGTTCCCATGGACACGATCCCTTGCCGTCAGCGTAAGCACTGACGGCAAGGATCAGTTTTTTGAAACTTTGGCCCCGTCTGCATAGTGCTCCTGCAGCCACGCCATTTCGTAGTCTTCCAGCGTGCCCAGGGCAGCGAGAAACGCCACCTTGTCCTTGGGTTTAGGCAGTGGCTCCCAGTCCGCATCCGTCCACGTCCAGTCAAGGATCTGGTGCGTCAAGGCGTCGAGCATCCCACCCAGGATGTCCTCGATCTCCCGCGCTAGTTCTGGCGTCATCTTCTGAGCGCCTAGCTCTACCAGCCGCCCAGCCTCGACCATCTTGCGGATCGTGCCCAGCGACACGCCCTTGCGAAACCGCACCCACTCACCCTCGTGTGGCTTGTGCTCATTGCCCTCGTCATCCGTGACGATCAGATCGTCGCTCCGCACGACGATGCTCGGTATGAATTTCCGCTTCTTCATACTACCTCCATTCTACGCAAACCCGCACGGTGCCAGGATACCATTGCCTGTAAAGTCCACGCTCTGGGTGATCGCGCTGCCAAAGTCGGCATCGTTGGAGAAGCTGAAAATCGCGTCACCGTCCCAGTACGTGGTGATGTCCGTCCTGTCGGGATAGATGAGGAGCGCCACTAGCCCATCGGCGACCGCTGCATTAGAGAGCAGCTTTGCGCCCTGGTCGTGCAGCGCCGAGACAGAACCAGACCACCGCTTGATGCCCGACAGATTGCCCTCCCATTCGTCGCCAAATTTGGAGTAAGCAATCGCGTCGTGCTCGATTTTGAGGCTCCAGGCATTTGCCCCGATGATCTCGTTGCCCGTGCCGCTGATGTAGATCAGCCCGTTCTTGCCTGCAATAACTGAAATTGCCATCTGATATACTCCTACGGTCCATTCATCATTCCACCTCCGCAGTGGTCGTACAGTTCCGCATAAACGGGGAGCCAGGGGCGCGGAATTCCCTTTTCGCCTGCGCGAGGCTAGGCCCCCCGTAGATCACATAATCCGCTCTAGTGCCGGGATCACGATGTCCTGTACCCGCCGCGTGAACGAGCACGCCTGTACCCGGCGATGTGCCTCTGCCGCCATCTCTACCCGTTCGGCGTCGTGTGCCAGGTAGTACCCGATCTTGTCCTGCAGGTCGGCGGCGTCGTGGTACGTCGCCACGCTGTCACCGAACACCTCGGCCAGCTCAGGGCGCGTGTCGTCGCACAACTGAAACGCACCGCAGGCGGCGATCTCATAGGCACGCGGTCCCAGGCTATACGCATCGGCGATCAGCCCACCCTTGTATTTGACGTGCCGGTGATGGTTGAGCGCGATCTTGGTATTCGAATACCAGATCGCCATATCGTCGTTCGGGAGCATTTCGTTGACGACGATGTCCATCTCGCTCGGCGGTGCGTCCGGGTTGCCTGGATCGATCCACACCCCTACAACGTGCGCTTTGTATGCCGACAGGTCCAGCGCGCCGAACAGTTCCCGGCGCTTTGGCCAGGCCGTGCCGTGAAAGAAAACGTCTGTTTGCCTGCTCTCGTCTACCGGGCGCGGATAGTGCCGTAGTGGGTCAAACGAGTGCGGCAGATAGACCACCGGCGTATCGCTGGCCTCGGATAGCGGCCCCACGCTGATCCGGTCATTCGTGAACGCTAGTTGTACGTTGCCCAGCTTCAGGACTGTGCCCTGCGCGTCGTCCATATACGGCGATTCTGTGAGCACGATGGCGTGCGGCATCGGTAGCCTGCTGAACAGATCGAATCCCCGCTTGTGAAACGCGACGCCCATCACATTCAAGATCACATCGGGCCAGTAGTCCAGCGCCCCAATCGCGGCATGCTCGCTGGCCAGCAACACCGCCTCGGCTGCGGTGAATGGCAAATGGTACTTGCTGGCGATGTAGGACAGAAACGACCGATACCAGCTATATTGCGTGTGGTAGTGGAAATTGTGTACCCGCCAGTCCAATTGCCGAAAGGCGATCTCCATTCCCGT